TGTCAGTTTGTTTAGCTGCAAATCCAGCACGTTGCATCAACATCTTTTGTTTTTCAGCTTCTGCTTGTCCTTTCTGTGCCATGATAGACATCACACCACCTAGTACAGTAGAGCCAAGCATTGATATAAGTTCCATTGGTATCATAAGTTAAATTTCTCGTTAAATTTTCTTTCGTTATATTTTTCTGCACCACCACCAAACCAGTTATAAAATAATGGACCAACGCCAGGAAGTGGTCTTATATATTTACCGAAATCTGCTTCATAAAACAAATCATCTCCAAATTGATCTCTATAAATATCTACACCAAGAGGAATTGGCATAGTAGCAAGGTCTACTGCTGGAGCAGCAAGTCTGCCAATAAAAGTTAAAACATTTTTATCTTGTGCAAATTTATTTACACTATATTCATTAACGCCATAAACCCCTAATAAAGAAAACGCAGCATCTTTACCTAAAGTATCTGTATCAACATCTCTACCTACTAATAAATCTTTTATTGTTTTTGTGCTTAAATTTAATGTAGAAAGATATGCTGATAATGTTGCTGCATTTTTTATTGCTTCTAATCTATTGCCTTTATTCCATTGTTGAAATACTTTTCTTCTTGCAACATCAATTTGTTTTAAAGTAAAAGTTTTTAAAGAATAAAATAATCTACCATCAGGGTTGTTAAGATATCCTACTGGCATTTCTGATAAATTAATTGGTTGAACATCTGCTAATTCGTTAAAAGCATGAAACTTAATATCATCTGTTATTTTACCTGTTTCTTTAAATGCTTTTAAATCTCTAACTAGATTATTTAATAAATCAGGATCAAAACTATAAAGATCTTGCCATTGTTTTCTAAATTTTTTTTCTCCACTAATACTTTTAACTTGATTAATAGCTTTTCTAAAAGATGCGTTCATTACAGTTTCTTTACCTAATCTATCAACTGCTCTAAATCCTGACTTATCAAACAACCAATTTAAGGCTTTTGCTGTTTTTCTTATATTTCCTTCTGCAAATTCTTGTGATATATCATTTATACCTGCATCAACAAGTTTTAAATCTTTAGTGTTAAATAAAGCTGCAATAGTATTTCTAAAACCATGCAAAGCTCCTGCATTACCAAGATCACCAAACTGCGTAATAGCAGAATAAGGATTAGATATAGTTCCCATATATCCTAAATCTCTTAATTGACCAACACTTTTTTGCATTTGTTGTTCTCCACCAACAAACCTAGCTTGTAATAAATCAGCTAACTCATCTTCTTTTTTTGGGTTTAATCTTCCTGCTGTTTTTTCTTCTTGAATTACTTTTCCGATAGACTCATCAATAGACTTGTCATTAAAATATCCTTTTGAGTTTCTAACAGCATTTCTTCCAAAAAAATTATATTTTTCTATATTATTAACAGCATTTCTTATATATAAAGCCAAAGCATCTTCAGGAGATTCGTAAAATTTAGCAATAGCTTCATCATTTAAACTTTCTAAAGTTACATTTCTTTGTTTTGCATATCTTGGTTTTGTATCAGTTCCCTTTCTTATTCCTCTTGCAAATCTATTAGCAACAATATTTTTTTCTTGTGGCGTTAATTCTGATGATGATTTTTTACCAATACTTTCAGCATATTCTTGCAACATTCTGTCAAATTTACTCATTGCTTTATTGCCGAAACTTTCTATAAGACCATCATAATCTTTAACTATTCTAGGAAAATAATTTTCCATTAAATCTAATTGAACCCCTGCTTTTTTAGATTTTTCTCCCAATTCTTTTAAAAGTTTTTTTGTATTATTAAAATTTACTTTCATTTCATTAGGTAATAATTTTTCTACTTCATTAAAATTACCTTCTCCTAATTCTCTTGTAATTTTAGCTTTTAATTGTGGATTATTTTTATTTAATTCATTTAAATTTTTTATAAAAGGTTTTGCTCTTTCCATTCCTTTTCCTGTTTCTGTACCAAGTCGCCATTCATAGTTCCTCAATTTACCACCAACAGCTTCAGAAGAATTCCTTATTCTTGTCATTAAAGAACCAAAAAGGTCATCTAAAAGTTTAAATTTACTTCTAGCTACTACCTCATCATTTTGAACTGTATCTTGTATAATTTGTTTTGCATGAGATTTACTGGTAGGCATTTTTAATTTTCTTCCAGTTCTTGCTATAGCTGGAGCTACAATATCATCTCCAAATTTTTTAGAAACTCTTTCTAAAGCAGAAGATGGGCTAAATCCTCTTATTTCTATATCCCTTGCTAAAGATAATTCTGCTTGATCTATTAAAGCATTATCTTCTATTTCTTGTTTTTTACTTTTTGCATCTTTTCTTTTTGCTACTATTTTTTGTATTCCAACACCTGCTCTATTTAAAGCAAAACCTGCTAATCCTCCAGTAGCAGTATAAAGAGTAGCCTTAACAGGATCAATTTCTCCTTCTCTTGCTAAATCTTCTATAACACTATATGAGCCACTTAAAGCACCTGAACCCAATGTCATTTTTATTGCACTACTGCCAATAGGTAAAAGTGAAGTTGGAGAAGATATCATTCCAGTAAAAGAACCTAAAGTATTTTCTATACCATCTCCTTCTGTAAATCCATATCCATATTCTTCTATTAAATCTCTTTCGTATTTACGAATCATCATGTTTCTTTTGGTTTCTGCATCTCCTGCCATAAAACCTTCACCCCAAATTGCATCAGGGTTTTTAACATTTATTCCAGAAATTCCATCACTAAAATTTCCTTTTATTTCTAATTTTTTACTTAAAGTATCTACCATAGTTCTAGGATTTAATAATCCTAATAAATAATCCCTTCTTGACATACCTAAAGGAATTTTTTGTTCTACATAATCTGCTAAATAATTAACATCACTAGCACTTGAAGGTTTATCAAAACTATACATAAACTGTTTAAAAGCATCATCTTGTTCTAATCTTTTTAATTTTCCATCAACAACCCTATCGCCTTCTTTTGCTCCTAAATTTTGTAAATTTGGAGAATTATTAATTCTTTCTTGGGTTAATTTATCCCCTAAATCTGTTCGATCTTCTTTTGATGAAAAAACTCTTTTTAATTTTCCATCTATAATTTCATCTCCAGGTAGTGCTGCTAAGTTTTGTAAATTTGAAGAATTTTGTATTCTTTCTAATGTAAGTATATCTGCCATTTAATTTTTTATCCTATTAATCATCTGCTGTTATTTTTTCATCAGGGTTATCATTACTTGAATTACTACTAGGTGCAGATGATTTATTTCCTAATAAATTATCTAAAGCTAAAGGTATTAAATCTGTAATTTGAGCATCTTTATAAATATTTTGTAACTGCCCTACTTCTGTGGCAATAGATAATAAAGTTGTTTTGTTAGTGCCATAAATATCACCAAGATTATCTTTATATTTTTGAAGTTTGTCGCCTATTTCTTTGTTAGAAATTGAAAGTCCTTCTATAGTTGCAGAAATTCCTGTTAATTCAGGTTTCGATAAACCTAATTGCGTACTAGTACCTCTAGCTTTTGCTGTTGCTAATTGAGCTTCTGCTAATGTTTTAGCTGGTTGTCCTGCTGCTTCTAAGGCTCTACTTGCTTGTGATGCAAAATTTTCATTTGGTTGTTTAGGTTTTAATAATTCTAAACTACCTCTAAGTATTGCTGCATCAATCATTTGTTTGTTAGTAGGGGCAACACTCATTTGTCCAGGCATAACAACATTACCTAACAATGTTTCTATATCTGTTAAACCTGTTTTAGGATCTGGATCAAATATACTAGCCATTATAAAAGTCCTCCATAATACTGTTGTAAATTTACTTGTGGTAATTGCATACCTCTTACTGCTTGTTGCATAGGCATTACAGGCATTTGTGGTTGTTCAGGTTGACTTAACAAACCTTGCATTAATGTTTGTAACATCATAGGATTCATGCCTGTTGCTGTTGGTGTTGTAGGTGCTGTCATGGCTCTTAACCTTTCACGACCTGCTTCCATAGGATCAAACATATTTCCTAATGCTTTTCTTTTTTGGTCCATAGAAAGATTGTCAAAATTAACACCCATATCCATGCCTAAACCTAACATATTCATTATATTACCCATTATGAAAATAACCCTCCTAGTAATGCACCACCTAATATGTAGGGGTTCATAAATCCTGCATTTGGACCTGCCAACAAAGATCCAAGACCTGCACCACCTAGTGCACCTGCTACTACACCTGGCCCTGATGTTCCTGGCCCTGTAGTTGTTTGTGTGCCTGGAATTATAGTACCACCAGCAATATTAGCATATTGACTTAATGCCCTACCTGGAGCTTCTTGTTCAAATGCAAATCTTTGCATAGCTTCTGTAATAGGTTGCTGTGCTCTTGCTGTTTGAGCTGATGCAATATTAGCTAATGTAGATGATGGTTGCATTATAGTAGACATAGCCTGTGGAGCTAAACCTAATGCTCTACCTTGTGCAGTTAAAGTATCTCCATATATATCACCATATAATTGTCGTGCAACATTTGATTGTTTAGTTAATAAATCTTTTATGACTTCAGATTCTAGTATGCCTTGTCGAGTTCCACCAAGCTGTCCTGCTCCTATAGAATCTCTACGAGTTTGTTGAAGTAATCTTGAAGCACTTTCTTCCATTGGGCTTAAAGCTGCTCTTAAAGATTCTTGTAATAGAGGATCGGAAAATCTTTGTGCTGGGCTCATTAACTGTTCTTCTAAAGAAGGAAGTATAGAACCAGCTATACTAGTTTGTGGCCCTAAAGCTGCTTGTTCTGCTAGTTGTTCTGCTGTGTATGTTAGATCACTAGGAGTAGCATAAGTTTGTCCTGGAAAAAACTGTTGTGTTGGTAGTCCTTGTGCTTTTGCATATAAATCTAATAAATAGGGTTGTTGCCCTGCCCATGGATCTGCTTTTTGTGTTGTAGTGTTGCTTCCACTTCCTTTACTCATAATGTACCTCTAATGTATTGTTGTGAGTTCTTTTACGAGAACTGTGTATGCGTTTTCATACCCAAATCTCTCTAATTTCTTTATAAATCCTTTGCGACAAACTGTTTCCATTGCTACGCAACCATTTTCTAATGCCCATTCTTCTAAAGTTTCTAATAGTTTTTCTACCCATAAGTCTAGGTCTTGTCCACCTAGAGTAACTATTCTACAAGTAGTCTTTCTAGGGTATTCTATAATTTCTGTAGTAAGCACTGATATAATTTCTCTATCTTCATCGAACACTAACCACAGTTGCATACGAGCTTCTGATAATCTTTTATAAATATCCATAACAGACATTTCATCTCTACTTTTACCATTACCCATTTCTATATAAGGTTCGCAGTCTTCCCAAACCTCATTAATTCTATTTGATGGTACGCCTGATATATATAAATTCACCCTAGTTTCACCCAACTTCCTGCTGCATTTCTAAAGTAAATTCCTTCTGCACTTCCTGGATTAAAATTAGATCCATCTGCATATACTATATCTCCTTGTTTTATTCTGCTCGGTTCTACATTCTTAACCTCTATAAAGCTAGTAGGGTTTTCTTCCAATGCTGCTTGTATTTTCTGAAATTCTTGTAATAAATATTGTGGTAAATCTTCAGGATTATCAGGTACTGGATTAGGCGTATATTTAGGTGCTTGGGACATTTATCTTAGCCCTCTTTGTGTCGCTATATAATCTGATATTAAACCTGGTAGCTTTTTACTATATTCTGTTTCTTGCACTCCTTGTGGTGTTAATATTCCAGGTAAAGGAATAAAACCTCTATAAGCACCTCTTTTTAAAGCTGTATCTAATGCTTCATCATCACTCATTTTTTGTAATATTTTATCTCTCATTGTTATGGTAGGTGCTAACATAAACTGGTCTGACATAGTAAAAGGTGTTGGCATTGGATTAATAAAAGTTGCCGTTTCTGTTGTTCTAGGCATTCCTTGCTCGTTCATTAAAACAGGACTATTAGGATTTATTGCTCTTTGAAAGTCAGACATATTACCAATCAAACTAGGAATGTTTTGAGATATCAAAAAATCCATTATGGTACTCATTATCTCTCTCCTATTACCTCATATTCTATATCATATCCGTTTAATTCAAAAGTTGTAGCTGTTGTGTTTTGAAACTTAATAGCTATATATTTACCTGTGGCTCTAGCATCTACCTTATTCTGTGTATCAGGGTTTATGCTTTGTTGTGTTTTGTAAGTATATGTACCATCAGGGGTCATAGAACTTCCTACAAATACTTCAGCAGAACCTGTGCTAGAAAACCTTGGGGTAATCTTTCTTACTTGTTTTACAGTGTTAGTATTGCCATCAAGGGTTAATCCTTTTCTCTCCAAGATCATAGTAAAATCAGCTCCTGCAAAATCAAATCCATTATCTCCCCTATAGAGTTTAGTATCTCCTGTGCTAGACATTAATATGCTAGTTTCTGTAGGATTATAGTTTCTTTGCCCCCAGTTTTCTGTTGTACTGTAGGCTTCCCAACTTTGTGATTGACCTGACCATACAACTGCTGATGCACCTGGATTTACTATTCCTGTTGCTATGTGTAAAATATCAGGTAAATCTCTAAAACTAAAAGCATTTGACTCGTAATTCCATATTAATGCTTTATTGCAATAAGTAGAGCCTACTGTTGGATAAGATACCCATATTTCATTTTTTTGTTTATTATGTGTTACAAATATGTTTGCATAATTAGTGCTGTCTATTTCTTCAAACAATGTTCTTTTAATTACATTAGAAGCTACTGATTGTTTAGATACTCCGTTATGAACAATAAGATCGCCATTGGTTACTACAAAGTGTTTACCATTAAATTCTGCTACACAGTTTCTTGATAAAACTCCTGAATCATCAAATAGTTTTTTAATGTCAAATACTAGATTACCACCAGTAAAGGTCATAATGTATGTAGTGTTTTCCTTATATATTATAAAAGATTGTTTAAGTGGAAACCCATCTACAATAAATTCACCTGCATCGCCTACTGTTGCTGAACCTGCATCGTTTGTACTAGATGCTGTCCAAGAACTAGGTAGTGTAAGGTTTTCTGCTGCATCTCCCCATCTAACCTTGTTAGGTAAATTAACAGAAGATTCAGTCATGTTTAAAGCTATTAAATAATTACCAAAAGGTCTTATTACTTTGCAAGTTGTACTTGCTGGCCAGTTGGTTAAATCTGTAAATGCACTAGCACCTGTTGTAGCTAAACATTGTGGATCATCTACTCCGTTGTTTAAAATAGCTAATCCATTAAATATAGAACCAGTCCAGTTGCCTGAAGCTGTTAAGTTAGTAGAATAATCTCCACCTGATGCTCTTGTAAAATCACTATGGCTAGACCCATCGTATCTATATATTTTAGCCGAACCAGCATAAAACCAATAGTTATTAGCACCTGTAGACCAATTTAAAGCAAAATAAGGAGCTACTGTAGGTGTTCCAAATACTTGGTCTTGTCCTAATACTTTCTTAGCTGCATTATCTTCAAACCTAGCATTTTGTGTATGTGAAAAAAACTCATTAGGTAATGCTGTGTTATTTGTATCTTTAATCATTCCTTTCGGATTTAATACTTGAAGGGTTGCCATTATGCAGTTCTTCTCCACATATATGCAACAATGTATGGTTGAACATTATTGTGTGCACCACCACCTCCTGTTGAGGTTGTAGTAAAACTAGAAGTTCCTGATGTATTACCTTCTGATAAATTATTATTATCAGTATCACTTGTACTCATTGTTACATCATGAGTATGAGCTGGCATTTCAGCAATGGTTAATGTATGCGTTTTAGAACCACCAGTTTCTTGTGCTGTATCAAAATCACTGTCTGCTGCGTTTAAACCCACTATAACTCTACCTTCTCCAAAAGCTGCCCAAGTACCAAAACCTAATAGCGTACCTGGATTAGTAGCTACTGCTGCATTTATATAAATAGAACCTACTGGATATACAGCTTGTAATGTTGTAGCTGTGTTAGATCCTATAGTTAATGTACCTGATATAGTTAAATTTCTAATACCTGTTGAGTCTTTACTAGCATCTACTGTTACTGCTTTAGATGCTTCTGCTGTGCCAAGTGTAGTTATATCTACATAATTTAATTCTGTCGTATTTGCTGTAACACCATCTAGTAAATTTAATTCTGTGTGTGTCGCTGATACTGCCCCAGTAATACTAGGAAAAGTTGCTTTGATTGTAGATTTTACCAGTCTTAT